TCGAGCGAGTACGATTCATACATCCCGATATTTTCGCTGTCTCTTGCTGCCAGCATCAGTTTTCCTGAAACTATGGTGCTAGGCTGACCTGATGCAAATCCTGTCAAATTTGTGTCGTTCGATGGGCTGAACCCGTAAGAATTACCTACAGATGCAGTTAGCGGATCAAACTCTCTGGCGATGACGGTGTTGTAACTACCTTGGCTTACTATCACGCACTTACTTCCGTCCGACATAAAATTAAGTCTTATGAATGCGTCTAGTCCAGAAGTTACAGATAGAGGAATCACTGTATCAGACCACGTAACCATGTCTGAACTTGAATATGAGTGCATAACCCCATCTGTTGTTTTTGCGATAACAAAATACTTCCCACTGTGCGCAAAGAAGTTTGTTATCACAGTTCCATAAGCGGTTGATACGGGAATCCCCGGAAGGCTAGAACAATACGAGTGTGAAGCCCCGTTAAACGAATATATGGAAATTGTATTGTTGTTGGTATATCCAGGGCTATTTGGCTTATTGACAATAATGTAAGCCAATGAACCAACGGTTAGTATTTTTACGTAGTCAAACCAATCACAGGGCGGGGCGATTTGCGAGTATGCTGAAAACGAAACCCCGTTGTTAGTGGAACTTCTCACGTAAGAAGCTGATGTTCCGTCGTTCGGAGAGAAACAGTACAGAGTCGTGGATATATAAAAGAAAAATTTAGGCCATCTTGTCACATCATCATCGGACGTATACGACCAAGTCACACCGTCATCAATAGAATTGAACATCAATGATGAATACGAGCTTGCATCGTTAACAACCATGGTCAACGTGCCAGAAGACGACTTTATGCACTTAATGTCATAAGGATCAGCCTCGAATCCAACTGTTCCAGCCCCGGTTTTTACCAATTCAGGATTGGTCGGCGGGCCACCGCCTGTACCGTTCGGAATGCTCGCATAGGCGGTCTGGTAGAAGGTCGATCCAACAGCGTGGTACATGTTCCCTTCCCATGACACCATGCCAAGCCCTGTACCAGCAGCCGAGGCAACCGACTTGCGAAGGCCGGGGCGCTTCACCACAAAAGAAGTCTCGCCCTCCACATCAACAAAGCAATTGACCAGCTTTGCATCCTTGGAAAGCGAGCCGTCCCGAGATTCGATGCTTGAGGCGATGGGGAAACGCATATCAGAAGTCCGCGTAAATGTTGTATTTCCGACCAGCCAACAGGCCAAGGTCGGAGGTAATCGTCTGGCTGTTCATGCGCTTGATTTCGGCCAGTGATTTCTTGGCGATCTGCACCACCTCACCGGATGCAGACACACCGAATTCAGGGGCCAGGCAGATTGCCAGGTTGTAGGCGATAGCCTGCTCGTAGCCAGGAGGAAGCGAAACCGTATCGCCAAGCGCCGAGATACCAGACAGCGGATGCACGACACCAAGAATCAGCGTTGCGGTCTGCGTCGGTATGGGCCATAAGTTAAGCGTGACCATCGGATAATCGCCGGTCGGGTAGATATAGCGCGGGATGTTGCTTTTCAGCCCCTTGACGCGGATACCGGCCCACTGCGCCTGATCAATGATCTGTAGCGGGTAATCGACGCCGAGCAACTGGAACCGGGCGTTTTCGATATTGATTGGCCGCGTCGTGTTGATGTTGCCGGCAGGGCCGAGTGTGTAACTCTGCTGATTGGCGACAATGCCTCCAGTCACCTCGTCAATGGACCACGATGCCCACGGCTGGTTACGCCAGCCTTCGAGCATGGCGTTAAGCGCCGTCAGGCCTATATTTAGTTCAGCCTGTTTTGGATTTGCTCCCGGCTTGACTGCACCGATAAGTCGCATCGACCTGGAGATGAGCGCCTGAGCCGTTCCTGAAATGCTGACTGCAATTGTTTCGTAATTCTGCCGACTAATTAGCTGGAGCGTCTTGGTTGCATTGGATGCAACATAGGCACTCGGTTCAACTCCAAACTCTGCGGATAGGGTAGCCGCCAAATTGAATGCAATCGCTTCATCATATCCATCCTGGAAAATTGCGGATGAAGATAGGCTGGCGAACGAATTGAACTGTACCCAGTTGCCGCTAGTGTTGTCGTAACAAACAAGGCCTTCAGTTCTCCATCTTGATAGCATGGAATTCAGCGCTGTCAGGCCGTCTGCCAGTGCATTGGAATCCGGAGTTACACCGGACCCAATGACCGACAGCAGGCGCAGCGCACGAGTGATAAGCGTCTGCGCGGTTGCCATGGCTTACTCCGTTACCTTAGCCTTGCGGCCACGCTTCGGGGTTTCTTCGCCGTCCTCTTCTGACAGCATCTTGAAGCCATCGGCGCGGGCCGCTTCTTCTTCGGCCTCGTCATTGGCGACGATGGTGTCGGTCAGGTCTTCCCAGCCTTTGCGATAGAGCTGCTTCGGGTATTCGTTGGTTTTCATTTGCTTCTCCAGAAAGAAAAAGCCCCCATCCGAGGACAGGGGCTTGCAGCATGGTTAGTGCTTAGTTGGACAGGATGCGGGCGGCCAACTGTGGACGCACAGTCTTGAACCCGTACAATACATCAAGGCGAGTTGGCAGACGGTCATTGTTGATATCGTACTGGCGAACGGTGCGGATACTGATGCCGTCCATAACCTCTCGGGCTGCGAAATCGACACCGCCCGGAAGGATCAAGTCGGCGGTCGCGAAGGCGAATGCTTCCTTGTGGAAGACCAGCGACGGCTTGTAGATGGCTGAAGCGCCGCCCACCTTGACGACTGCGCCGCCGTTGGTCGGGGATGCAGACACGTTCTGGAAGCCGCCAGAGGTCACGATGGCCGGGGCGATTTGCAGGGTGCCAGCGCCGCCCGGATGATCGGTAGTAACCACAAACTGCTGCAGAACGCCGGTATCAGCCTTGGTTTCCGGATGCACGCGGTTACAGCCGGCAAAGGTCACAATATCGCCACGCTTGAAGGTCGTCGCGCCAGTGGCCACGATAACGCCGGAGCCAGTCTGGTTAGCGCCGTTGACCGTGTAGGTCGTGGCGCTGGCAGCGGTTCCGGTAGCCTGATTGGCAAGCAGCGTATTCTCGTAGAAGTCGAAGCCGGCAGTGCGGCCCATGATGCCTTCTTTGTACTGTTTGCTGATGGCGGTTGAGTCTTGAAACAGACCCTTTAGCGCATCGACAAGATCGGCGTTGTCCTGCGTGTTCAGCAGAGCGGTCCGCTGATTGTCGGACGGTGCCAGAGCATCTTGCAGCAGCTTACGGCCTCCGAGAACCTTGCTCAAAGTGATGGCCGAGCCGATGTTATTGACGGCCTGATATACATCCAGCGCCATGCTCAGAGCGTCGGCTTCGATGTTGGCGGCCAGCACGGACATTGCCGGTTGCAGAATGCGCTGGCTGAAGTCGTCCAGGGACAGGGTGAGTTCTGCCGAGGTGAAATTCAGGTCGACGCCCTTTTGGGTTCCAACGGTCAGCGCGGCATAGTTGTTGGCTTCCTGCGTTTCCTGAGCGTTCAGGGCTGCGCCAGTTCGAACCACGTATTGGTTCGGCAAACGCACCTTCAGGGTGTCGCCGATTTTCGCGCCGGTCTTGGCGAACGAGTCGTCATAGTCGCGGACGATGTTGCCGACGAAGTTGAGCTTCTGGTGAAGAATACGCAGCGCCTCGCGGGTTACTTGGGTCGAGGTAAGGATACTTTGGGTCATTTTTACTACTCCTGAAAAGTGAAAACCCGCCGTAGCGGGTCAATTTGGTTGATTTCTGGTGCTGATCAGCGCTTGTTTTTAAGCTGATCGTTGCGCCATTTCAGCCAGTCTTCGGTGCTCATCTTGTCCGGATCAGTGACCGGAGTTGCGCGAGCGCCGACCGGCTGAATCGGCGGCGGTGCATTACTGGTTTTGCGGGGCTGCGGTCTTACGACAGTTGCCGCAATGCGCCCGATTTCGACGGCTGCGGAGAAAGGATCGAGGCTTGCAATGCGAGCGGCTTGGTCAGGGTTTTTGCCCAGGTAATACGCCACGTCTGCGCCATTGGTGCTGCGCATGATGGCTTCTGCCATGGCCTGCGAAATCGGGAGGTCTGGGTCTTGCACGACATCATCGAAATCACCGTATGCTTGGCGGGCCTGCTCTGTTTGCTTGGTGTAGCTCTCGTGCAGCTTTGCCACCTCCTGTTGCTGGCGCGTCTGGCTTTCCTTGGCTTCGCGCTCCTTCGCCAGATGGTCGAATTTCTGCGACGCCTTATGGTCGGCCAGTGCATCAAGATATTCCTCGATGCTGTTGTATTGCTCCAGTTTCGGGGCTTGGCTAGGCTGCTGTGCCTGTTGCGCCGGCTGGGCTTGTTGCGGCTGTTGGCTGCGCAAAAAGTCCAATTCAGCACGGAGGCGATATTTCTCCTGAGTCAGTCGATCAATACGCTTTTGCACGCCCTTTGGAACGCGATGTTCATCTTCGTCTTCCTTGGCCTGCGCCGTGGTATCCACGTCGGTTTGCGTTTCCGGTGCCGTCTCCGGTTGTTGCGCGGCTTGTTCAGGCGTGGTTTCGACTGCGGCCTGTTGCAGTTCTACTTCTTCGGGCATGGATTGTCTCCAAGGTCAAACCCGATGAAAGCCCATCGGTAGGCGTAAAAAAACCGCCCGGAGGCGGCTGGTTACATTTCGGAGAGCATCAGCAAGATTGCCTGCTCTTCGTCCTGTTCTTCGTTCCATCGTCGCAGCATGTCGCGCAACTCGGCGTCGACGATCTGCTTGAATGCTTCTCGCACCGCTTCGGCATAGGCTTCATGCCAGGCGATGCTTTCCTGTTCCAATTCATGCGCTAGGGCTTCGATAGCGCGTTGCTGTGCCTGCTCTGGCTCTGATACATCCCTAGCCTCAATCCTTGCCACAACTTCGGCAAGTCGCTTGACCTCTGCCGGGATGATTCCGAGCCGTTCGCGCTCCTGGCGCTTGTCTTCTGCGCTCTGGAAGTGGTCAAAGATTCCTGCCCCACCTCCAAGCCAGCCGTTTTCACTCGGCTTCTCGATCTGCCCATCAAAGCGCCACGACTTGGCGCTAAATGACCGCTGAGAGAATGAGCTAGACCGGAACACCAACGCCTCGCCATGGATCAGCGATAGAGCCGTCGCCGGTCACGGTTGCGCCGTTCATCTTCCTTGCATCAACCGGGATCGTCGTCGCATTCAGCGCAGCCAGAACCGAAGCAGCGATGTCGGAGGCCGAGGGGCCAGAGCCACCTACCGCAGTCGTTATGTAGGCCGCGCTCGTCTTGCGCTCCACATAGACCCCAGCCACCGGCACAACGGTAGCATTGAGGTTGCCGCTGATTGTGTAGTTGCCCGCATTCGGAAACTTCAGCACCCACGGACTGACCAGATCAGCCTGATAGAAGTAGCCACCGCCGCCCAAGTCAAGCGCCTTCCAGGTGTGCGTGACCGGTTGAATCGCGCCCTGCTCCGAGTCTTCCCAATCGCGCAGCGTTTGATGTAGCGCCGGTAGGTCAAGAATTGAGGCGTCACTGTTGATAGTGAAGTTTTGCGGGTCAATCGTAATCATGCGATGTGACTCCACCTATTGCCTGACTTGATGGCGCTGATGCAGGGCTGGGAAACCCCAAACTCAGCAGCGATGGCTGTGACTTTCTCGCCATTTCGTAGGCGTCGCTTTATATCCATGACAAGTTCATGATTAAGCTTGTCACTCTTGGCGGTTCCAGCCTTCATTTGCTTTGTGGCGCTAATAGCCTTGCCGACCTCTGGCCTTTTAATTCCGATACGCTGCTCTCTGAGAATGCGCTTGGTCTCGTCGCTCAACCGTTTTCCTTTCTGAACTTCCGAAAACAGTTGAATCTGATCAGGAGTGCGCTTTTTCCCACGATTAGATTCGGCGACCTTTCTGATATGTTCGTCAGAGTGCGGCCTTCCGCGCTGGAATTCAGAAATTTTCCGCACATGCTCCTCGGACAACTTTCTACCCCGAAGCTTTGATGCTGTGCGCTCAATAGATTCTTTTGACTTTTTTACGCCCAACATGCTGCCAGCAACTGGAGCTACGTTGTATCCGGTGTTCGCCGCGTTCATCATGTCGATTACTATCTGCTCGTACATAACCGCGTCACGCCTTGCACAAACAAGCACGACCTCAAACTTGAAAGAAGACTCACCGTACTTATTCCATGCCGCTTGCAGTTTTTTGCTGTGGCTATTCCCATTCCTAAGTGCGTGAACGTGCGTTATTGCTCTGCGATGAAAGTTAACTGCGCTACCAAAGTAGCAACGCCCATTCGTCGTGTTGACGATTCGGTACACGCCTGCATTGCGCGAATATCGTGATGGGGTAACTGTCATTGACATAGCCATGCCCGTTCCTTACGCGTCAGAGCCTCGAACAGCCGTACCCGAGCCGCCGTTACTGGTCACAGCCAGCGTCGATTCAAACGGCACAATCGGCGAGCCGCCACCGTTGCGCACTCGGTAACGGGCGGTGAAGTTGCTGCCAAACTGGAAGTTGGCCGACTGAATCGACGTACCGGCAGCCACCGCATCAATGAACGGAATGAACACCGGCAGGCCGGAAGCGTAGCCACCCGCCGGAACCGCAGGCGACAGGCCGCTGATCGTGTTGCCAGAGCGCCCGGTGTAAGTGTGGCGATTGCCGTTGATGCGGATGTAGCAGGTTTGCGAACCCGGCGCGACAGGCGTATCTGCCGGGGCTGCAGTCAGGGTGACGGAGGTTGCGCCTGCTGTCGCCGAAGAGGCCAGCGTCGTATCGTTGGCAAAGCCACCCGAGCCGTTATCGCGAGCCACCAGCACATAGTCACCGGAGACAACGCCACCCACTTGGATTGCCACAGAGGTGGGCGGGGTTTCGGTGACGCCGGTATGCGAAACCAGTTGGTAGTTTTTGGAGTCCGCCGCTTGCACGCCGGTCAGCCACCAGCCCTGCGCGACGAACCACTTGCCGCCTGCGAAGGAGCCAAACGGGGCTGCGATGTTTTCGGCGTAGGTCTGACCCGGCAGCACGCGATAGCGCCAGCCTGGCACGGTGTTGAAAGTGATCGTCGAGGATTCCGAACAGGCCCACATTAAGGCCTGATAGGCCTGCGCCAGCGTGATGGAGCCGTCCAGCGTGATTGTGCCTTTGTGCAGCAGCGAACCTTGACCGCCGCCGAGGTCTTGCGTGGTATCCCCGTAAGCCAGCGTGATTTTCTGCGTACCCGGCGTTGCCGTGCCACCGATGGCCGACGAGAAGTACCCGGCACACACAGCAGGCGTCATCACGCCAGTATCGACGTTGGTATCAAGGGATGTCGAGAGCGCCGCAGCCTGTTCGCCACCGGCTGCGAGATTCACATCGAAATGGCTGTAGGTCTGCCCGTACTTGCGGGAAAACACCACCACGTTACCCGAATCAATCAGTGTTCCGGAAGCCTTGGCCTTGACGAGAATCTGGAAGTTGCTGGCATCGGCATCCTGCCAGTATTTCGTGATCTTGGCGTTGGATTGGGTAATGTAGATGGGGCTGTTCGCCACCAGCGAGCCAAGCACCTTCAGGCCGGTGTAAAGCTCGTTGCCGCTGTTCTGCTCGATGGAGCCGAACTTGAACCATTGCGCCGTCGCGTCGTTGATGTTGAAGTTCGGCAGCAGGGTCAGCGCCATCGGGCGGCTAGCGTTGCGCTTACCGGCCAGTTCCGATGGGTTATTGCCAAGGATGGATACCAGATCGTCGCCAGCCGGTGCGGAGTTATCCGCGAGGTCTTGCAGGAAGGCGTGAAGATCAAGCGTCGAAAAGCGCGAGTCAGTAGCCGGGACGAATGCGGAAACCTGCCGAATGTTTCCAGAGGCGTCGATTGTGAATTTTGATGCGTCGATCATGATTTACCTCTTTACTCGTCCAGTTGTTGCAGGCATTTGATAGCCGTGGTTTGGTCGGCAACGGTCGTGCCGGATGCGTTGAACTCGCGATAGAACGGCGAGGCAGTCGCCTTGCGAACGACCACGTTGAAATCGCCGATATGCGTGGTGGCGAAGCTCAGGGATGTTCCCGGCACATCGTTGTAAAGCACCGTGCCATCACTGGCCTTGGTGATCAGGACGCGGGAGCCGCTGACGATGCTGGTCAGGCTGATCGTGGCCGAGGCAGGATGCGGTCCATAACCGTGGTCATATTCGAACGCCCCAATGTCAGCCCCTTCTGAGCCGCCATTGTTGTAATTTGGCACTTCGGCATCAGCTATGTCGGTAACGGACTCGCCATAAACCGATATGGCAGAATCTACCTGCGGAGAAGCTGCCAAGGCCGGCCGGAAATTGTTGTTGGCGTAGTCTGCGAAATCGGATTCGGACATTACTACCGACGACCCGCCCGCTGTCGTCCAGATTGTGTCGCCGCTCTTGCCAGCGTTTCCGCTGGCGTATTCAAGGGTTGTCGGCTGGACGCGCCAGTTTGTAGCATTGCCGACCGATATATTGTTTACCCATGACGATAGCCGGTACGTGAGCGAATCCCCGTTTGATCTGATGCCGTTTGCGCATTTTGAAACAGTATTAAAGGCAATTACGCCGGAGCCAACTGAGTCATAATGGACTAGACCATCCGTAAACCCGATTATTAAGTTTCTCTGGATATTTGCTAGGCCGCCCCCCACAACAAGTCCAATCGACCCGGAGCTAGTGCTTTTGCCAATAAGTATACTGTTCAAAATCGAGCATTTTGGCGAGTCGAATACCGACAATACCGTTCCAGCGGAGGCGCTACTCAGATGCTCAAATGTGATCCCGTCAATATCAGTCAAACGGCCTAAGGTGTGGCCCCAATTTGATATAAGGTTTATATACCCCTGCCCGATAATCCCGTGGTGATACGCGGGCGTTCTGACACCGTTAATTGACGATGTGTAGCGCGTATATGGGCACGCTCCGACGCGAAGAGTTTTCGCGTATGTGGCGTACTCCGTGAATGCCTCTCCGAACTCAATTGTTTCTGGATCAGTTTTACTAGCCGCACCATTACGCACCGCGAGCATTGACGAAATACCGTCATAGCAACGCTCGCTACCGGACGCACCCCAGCGCCCGGAATACCCGGCAAAAAGACCGATCATCGTTGCCGACTTTGCCGTGTGTGTCCCCGACTGGCTACCGCTGGTATTGACTATGCTGGTAAGCCCAACGTCTGTGTAGAGATTCGCCGTGTTCTGCGTGACATTACCAAGGTAATAGGTTGCCCCGGCAACAACGCCTGTCGGCAGTACGCCGGTCGTTGAAAAAACGACAGCCATACCATTTCGCCCGCCGTGGCTAGTCATCGTCACGACAGCCGGGGAGGCTATGGATATGGTCGCCGTGCGCCCGGCGCGCCCTCCCCAGCAGATCAGGGAATAGACAGTCGCCATTTAGGCCAGCACCTCGGCAGCACGACCGGCAGCGATCAGGCCGGATTGTTCCAGCATACCAACGGCAGCGATGGTGTCCGGATCGTCCAGATTGATTTCCTGCGCCAACTCCATGAGCTTCAAGTAGTCGTCCAGCACCGGATTGGTGGCAGCGGCGGCGCGAATCGCCACCCGTTCGGCAGTCGTGAATCGGCGCAGGTATTCCAGCTTCGTGATGGTGCGCGGAACCGGCGCGGCTTCCACTTCCTTCTGCCGGATGTGGTTGTACTGCTCAAGCGGGAACGTGCCGAAGTGGTCAGGCTGGTCTGCCCCGTAGGCATAAGCGACTTCGCCCGTGATGCGGTCTTCGACGATCCAGTTAGCCACGGCGGTACTCCTTTGCGTTTTGTGTTCCAGCCATCTCGGCGACGTAGGCTTGTGCGCAGTGCATGTCGTCGGCGAATAGCCAGTTGATCAGCCGCTCAAGCCGCTTCCAGCCGCGACGATGGGTCATGGCTGAAATGGTTTCATCGGGCATCGTGCCAAACAGGACGACAGCGAATAGCTGGTCAAGGGCGATCAGGACGCGCTTGGGGTAGGTCATGGCACAAGCCCGTTTTTCTTGGCCCATATCCAGACGCCGACAGCCGAAGCGCCGACAATCCACAAAAACTTGCTAACGACCGACTTGCCGACCGCCTTATAAACATCGCCGGTCAGTTTCTCGATGGCCTTCTCTGCTGCCTTTTCGGCGATTTCCTCGATCTGGTCTTCGGTCAAATGGGCCTGCGCCCTGCGTTCAGGTTCGGAATAAATTTCAGTCCCTTTTTTTGCGCCGCTAACCGTCATTTGTTGAAAGCTCCTGCAATACTCGGCGCGATCTTTTCAACAGAGCGGCCCACGACATACCCACCAAGCCCGAACTCAACAATGCTCCAGAGCTTCAGGTACTCGGCCTCAGACAACCCAGGAGCAGCCCAGCCAAACCAGCGAGCAACGATCAGACCGCCAAACGTCAGCATGAGCAGAGGACGCCAGTTAGCAGCCAGCCAGTGACTACTTGCCGCCTCCGTTTTCACAATGTCGGCCTGTGCGACAAATACGGCCAAGAACTGCTGCTGCTTTGTCTTCTCGGCCTCTGAGGCATCCGGCCAGAATTTGTCGATCAACTTGCCGCCAACCTCAAAGGCAGCAGTCACAGGATCAAGCGCCATCAAACAACCTCCCGGTATCCGTTTCCGTTGTAGGACAACACTTGGCGGCGGTTTTTGTAACCAAAGCCCATATGCACCCAGCGCCCAAATTCGACTATCAACTGATCAAACTCAAGGTCAGATTTTCGGATTGCATCAAACACTTCGCGCACTGTGCCGAAGCCTGGGCAGGTGAAGTCGACCGCCTCGCCGTTCATGTGCGAAGAGGTCGGGGAGCCGCCGATAACGGCGTTCAACTCAGGACTGCGATAGCCAGAGGACACGATGACCGGATGACCGAGCAATTCACGCACCTTGTCCATCTCAAACGCCGTAAAAGCGATGGCCGACAGAATCCCGGTGCGTGGCGAGTTATCAATACCCTGCCGAGCTGCGGTCTGGCTGAATATCATCTCTTCGAGTGTGAAATACTTGGAAATCTTGGTCGTCATTGCATCACCTCGTTTTCTACGGGTTCCTCAATGCTTTCCATCGCCCATGATCCATCCTCTTGCTTCACGGCACGGCTGCGCTTTACCGTGGCTTTCTGACCACCATCCACGAACACCTGGACCGGCTGCTGCGCAGGCTGGGCGATGGCTTGCGCGATCTGCTCGACTCGCTGCATAAGCGATTGCAATACGGCTGATTCCTGCGCTTCATGCCCCATGCTTTCCGGCTGCTGGTTGCGCATAGCTTCGAGTTGCACTTGCAATCGGTCTGTTTCAGCCTTGAATTGCTCGACTTGGATTTTCTGAGCGTCGATAGCCAGCTTGGCCTGCTCTGCGTCCTTGTCGTTCGACATGGCTTCAAGCTGCTGCTGGGCCTGCATAAGCGCACCTTGCAGTTGCTCGATCTGCTGGCCGGCCATCTGCATCGCTTGCTGAACCTGCGGCGGGATCTGGTCAGGCTGCTGTTCTGCCTTTTCGTGTTCGGCGATCTGCGGCGGAAGCATTAGTTTCATGCGCTCGCTGATTTCCTCGGCAAACGGCATGTCCATCGCCTTGAACATCAAGTCACCAATAAGCGGCATCAATTGCGGGTTGCTCTGCGCAATCTGCGACATAAAGTCGGCGGCTTCCTGGCGCTTCGTGGTGTAGGCCGGTCCAACGGTAATCGTTACGTCGTACTTGCCGAGTGTCGGGTTATAGACCTTGTTGATGACGTTGCCGGCTGCGTCCTTGCGCTCAATCATAGGGGCGGACAGATCAGGGTCAAACTCGGCACTTTCAACAGACCCATCTTCGCCAATGATGCGAACAATCCGCTGCGTGTCGTAGATACGCGGAATCATGTCGACCAAAATGCGGCCAACGTGGCGAATAGCGCGGGACAAATTGTCGATGAAGTGGAATGTTGCGTTATCGGCTTCGCGCTGGCGAGCCATGATGGCGCGGCCTGACTTTTCGTTCGAGGGCGCTCCTACCGCTGCGTTATACATACCGAGCGCGGCCTGAATGTCATGTTCTGTTGCCTGCATGGCCTGAAGCCATCCGGTCGGCACATCGGCGGCTGGCTGGCGTTGCGGGGCTGGAAGCGGATTGCCGTCCAGGTCGACGACCTTGTACTGCAAGACAGGAATGTTCGCCGTGTTCGCCTGCGCCCACTCGCTCTCATGGCCTTCAAGCTGCCCCTCTGCGGCGACAAACGGGGCTTTCGGCATCAAGGCCACGCGCTCGACATAGGCCGAAATGCTGTAGTTATACATCCGCTGACCGTCAATGGCGGGGTGAATCAGGCCAGTGACGCGGCGCTCGCCGGCCACATCGATAATATGACCATAGACCGGGACAATCGGGATAAAGCGAGATGGAAACTCGCGGCGATCAAGGATTTCATTGGCCGTCAGCTTGTACCACATCACCTTGCGGCGCTTGATCATTCGGCTGTTCTTGATTTCCGGGCGTACCTCTGCATCCTTGAACTTGGTCCAATAATCCTCTTCGCTGAATACCTCGCCGGTCTCGATCTGGACGTGATTCTTCTCGTCATGCTCGACGCGGAAGTATTCACAAACGCGGACGGTATCCACTTTGATCCAGGTGTTATGCGTGGTCGTTGCCGAGGTATCAAACGAGCAGGCATCAGCGCCCGGATGCTCTGCCTCGAATGACTCTCGCGGCATGTCATCAAAAAAGAAACCATATCGGGCATCCGAGCCGTCCAACTCCTGCGCATCCTTATCCAGATAGGTGGAGAACGGGTTTCTAACAGTCTTGATGAATGCATCAACGTCGAATGAATCCTCGTCGGCGTAGTCGGTCACGACGCGGATATATCCGAAGCCTGCCCTAACAGCGAACTCTATAGACGAGTCATAGGCAATGTCGGCGCGGCTGTTGTCCTCGATATGCCGGACAACGCCCTGCATTACATCGGCAACTTCAGGATCAGCGCCAGAATCGACCGGGCGAACCTTGATGCTCGGCTTGTTCTGGCGGGAATCATTCACCACCTGGCGAACATACTGTCCGAGCTTGTCGACCGTCAGGCAAGGCCGAGCGCCATTCACATCGTTTTCGCGTGCGCGTCTAATTTCATCCGGCCACTGATCTCCAAGCGAAAACTTGAGATCCGATAGCGCCTGTTCGCGCAGGCGTGATTCAGCCTCTTCGCAGGCCTTGAAGCGCTTTATCGCCTCTTCGATGATCTTCTGGTCTGCTGTTTTCGACACTTTCGGCCCCGTAAACGACAAAGCGCCCACGGCCTTGTGAGCGGTGGGCGCATTGAGTGAATCTAGCTAGCTGGGCGTATTCTGGTCACGATCTTTCCATGTGTCAAGCAAATATGGAAAGTTACTTTTCACTTATAAAAACCATGGTGATTACTGATATTTTCGTCATGCTGTTTTATGTACTTTTTGACGATGCGTTTTCGTTCTTTTAAGTCAAGTGATTGGCAGTATTTAATTTCAATTTCAGAAGCAGTATCAGAAAAAACAGTGCCATTCGCATGGATAAATTGCTCAAACTTTTCAAACCTTAAAGCCTTGAATCGTTTCTTCCTTATCCTTTCGTTGAAACCCTTGAATTTTAATGGCGTTAAATATGGTCTATCCATTTCATCCTCCAATAGCCTTAGCATCTAGAAACACGCCAATCCGTTCATGCGCCGAATGCAGATACTTGAACATCACCGACTTCTTGAGTCCAAGCCTTGCGGCTGTTTCCTCTGCCTTGCTGGGTCTTTGGTAATACTCAAGGACGCAATGCTTGAGGACGATTGGCAGGGAATCTACCGCCTTTGTTACATCGCGATAGTCTGCGGCGCTGGTGCCGAATGGCTCACGAGACTGGAATACGCCCGTTGATGGCGTATCACGGAACATCGGCGAGGTTGATGGATAGCCAACAGCGCGAACTTCAGAGCAGATTATCCAACGCGCCCAACGGCCAAGCAGTACATCAACGTGTGCAATCAAATCAGCCTCCCATCCAACCACCAGAACCACGACTGACGACGCGATTAACGGTCGCCGCTTTCTTCTCTTCCTGCTTCTTGACCAAGCCGGGGAATAGCTCGGTTAGAACCCATACCCAAGCGTCTGCCCGGTTAGGCGATCCGCCCAGGCTGTAACCGTTCGTCGTGAAGGCCACAAGCTCATCTTCCAAGTCCGTGAATTGCCCAGCGTGGCGAACCTTGCCCTGCTCATACAAGGCGCTGAACGGTTCGGAGCGCACTACCTTGCCCCGCGTGGCGGTGACCTGCTTGTATGGCGTGCGCGGCCTGGCGGTCTGGATCACATGCTTGACCATCGCCCCGCCGTAGTTGGTTTCCCCGACGATGACGTCCGCTTCGTGGCGCTCATAGGCTGACGTTGCCACCTTTCCCCATGTAGCCGGCCCAGCCTTCACGGTGCAATCTTCCAGCAGGTAGGCGTTGCCGTCCGTGCCGAGACCGCCAATGGCGATGCCGATTGCGTCGTTGTCCGCGTTGTCATCATCGCCAGAGCCAGAAGGATCGACGCCGACCACGACGCGAACCATGTCGGGAATCACGCCATCGGTGACGCGCCATCGGTCGATCACTTCCTCGGGAAACAGCGCGTTCGGCGTTGCATCAGCAAAGCTACCCTCCAGAAAGCGGCGACGAAGGCGGGAACTCAGCCCCTCCAACGTTTCGAGGTATCCGGCGCTCAAGTTCTCCCGGTTGTCGTGCGGGTTGATCTGGAACGAGGCGTAGTCGTGCGGCTTGGGGTGGGCAATCTTCGTCTCCGGGTCGCGCTTCTCAAGGAAAACACGGTAAGACCAGTGCGCTTTGCTCGGCGGATTGCAGTCGTAATACATGCGTGGCCGCAACGGCTTCTCGTCGCGCCCCTGGATTACCTGCGTCGCCTTCTGCGCCAGGCGGGTGACGGCGATGCCGACCGACCCCCACGGAATCTGGCTGCATTCGTTGAGGTAGATCGTGGCGAACTCCATGCCGAGAATCTTCTCGGTTCGCTCCTTGTCGTCCAGTCCGGCAAACCAGATTTGAGAGCCGTTGTCGAACTCGGCGTACCAGTCGGATTTGCTCAGTTTGTACGGCACGCCAGGGAAGGCGACCTGCATCACCTTGGGGAACGTATCGAGGACGACCGACGACTTGATGGCGTTGAACCGAAAGCGCAGGATCGCGTGGCGCGACTTGGGCGCTTTCAGAGCGCGGAACACCACGTTGCGCGTCAGAAGGAAGGTTTTTCCGCTCCGGCTGCCGCCGAACAACATGATGTTCGTCGCCTCGCCGGCCAGAACCCGCTGGGCCTGCTCCTGCTTGTCGTGCAGCTTGAAGGTCATCAAATGTCCTCGTCCAGCGGGGCCGCGGCGATGGTGACGCCGCCAGAGTGTTCGACCTTCTGTGGTGCGTACAGACCAAGGTGCTTGCACAGCTTTTCAAGGGCGGCATTCTTGTCGGCGACCTTGAACTTCTTCGAAATCATCAACTGACCTTCGCCGCCGATGTCGATAGCTTCAATTCCAGCAATTCCTGCTGCCGTGTCGTCGTCAAGTTCAAAAACTTTCTTCAGCGAGCCGTCATCGTTGAAAATTTTTCGGATGTCGAAGAACGCCAGGCGAGCCACTTCACGCAGCACACGCTCTGCCGTAATCTCGGCCCGATCAGCGGCCTTTCCCTGAAGTTCCTTGATCCTTGCCGTAATCTTGCCGTCATCCATCAGGGCAGAAGCCTTTCGGTGAATGGTTTCAGGCTTGCTCCGTGCGCAATCAAACGCCGCCCGGTAAGCATCGGACTGACTCTTCCCGCTCGCTACTTCCTGCGCAAACTTCTCTTGTTTCGGTGTGAGGCTCATATATTTCCCTTTGCGTGCCATACCTGCGGCAGTTCGTTCTGCCTCTGAACAAGCCATGAAGAAGTCCCAGCAATCTTGCTAGCCAATAGCCAAGGCATGCGCCTTGCCTTACCCTGCTCTATCGCTTGCTTCTTGTGCGCTGGCAGAATCCCGGCGACGTTCTTTACCTCAACCAGCCATGTGCGGCACTGCGGATCAGTGGCGATCAGATCAGCCGATTGAATCCCTGCGCTCAAGGTGTCCACCGCCCAATCCCGATCTAACAGCATGGCCTTAAACTCGCTTTGACCCCGCGCCCCTTTGTTGCGTGACATGCGACCGCTCATGCAATCGCCTCCTTTGTCTGTTCCAGCAGTTGCAATTCGGTAATGAACACCACCCCGCGCCCAGCACCAAACGCATAGATCAGCTCAACCAGATCAGAAAATTCACGCTTGCTCATTCGGCTGGTGGATTGCCCACAGACAACGAATCCACCATCAAGACCAGGGACAACTTTCTGCTTCTTCAGCGCAGCACTGAACACGTCCTTCCATTCATCAGCGGTCAGCTTGTTGCCGTACCAATCGACTTGCTTTGACACCTCAGTCAGAAGCGGCCAGAGCAGGCTGTTTTGGTCAAGTGAGCGGGTAGGCTCTGCCAAGGCCACAACATAGCCTTCAGGAGCGGCGAGGATTTCACGGCATGCGGCTTTCTTTGCTACTTCGCCGGTCAGCTTCCAGATGCGTTTGTTCATACCTGCCCCGCCATTTCAACGCGCAGCTTCTTCCACTCAGCCCGCACGTCATCGCGCAGCCTTTGTGCCGCCAGATGGCCGCGCTTCTTCTCGACCAGCTCGAAATACTCCTTGGCCTTGTCTCCGTCCGGATAGCACTGGCGCATCACGGCTTTGATTTCACAGCGGTGTAGCTCGTCAGCGCACGGAATGATGCCGTCAGCCATCTGGATTGCCTGGCGTTCTTCCTTGGCTTCTTCGATTGATTGGAATAGATCGCTCATGCTGCCCTCGACCAGTTGCATTCGACGTATTCAAAAGCCGCTTTGTATGCCGCATTGCGCATACGAGCCATCCAGTTGATGCGCGGTTCAATCTCGCAACGATCAGACCATTCGCCTTCGTTTTTCTTGATGCGGCAAAGGTCAGAGCGGCCTTGCGACTTCAAATACGAGTCGATTTCTATCGACTTTTTTTCAAGATCGTAGAGCGGCATCGTTGCGATCTTCTCGGCTACGCGGAACAGCCATTGATTGTTTCGGATACCTTGCGTCAGGTAAGGCCACTGCGTTGCCTCCTGTAGGCGATCATGCGCCCAGCAATGCCCAGGTCCTCCGATCTGCCCATAGATGCCAACGAGCGGGCAATTGTGAGCAGAGCAACCAAGCCCATGGGTATGTGATGGCTCCGGCCTTTGTTCCTGTTCCGGACGATCTGCGAACTGGCGAATCTTTCTCATTGGTGATATTTCCCTTCCACGACTTTCGCGAAGTTGTTTGGCCTCATCAGCCACTCAAGGTCAGCAAGGAACGGCGGCTTGCCGTTACGGCCATCGGACTTTCCGGTGAGAAACTTCGATTCACCGACGAACGAGAAGAAGCGTTTGAACCACTCCAATCCTTCGGCGCCTTGTTGCCACCCTAGGGACACTGCCTTTTCGCGCCACCGGCTTTGCAGGTACTTCTGGCGCGTCGTGTTCCACTCCCGTACTTGCGGGCAGTAGGGCAAGGATTCGTGATAAAGCGCGATGACCTTTTGATGGGGGCAGGATGGAAGTTTTTTATTTTCGGCTTCCGGTTCTGCGTGTCCGGCAGCATCGCTGCGGACTTCCACTACGGTAGTAGTGGATATATTTGAATCAGGATTCAGTGAATCAGGATTCAGTGAATCAGGGTGTTTGACACCTAGTTTTGCCTCGTTAGAGTCCGGGAACCTAACGTTATTTTTTGCTGAAATAACGTTGTTAACCCGTTTGTTGCCTGTTACGTACCCGTTATAGTTGCGTTCATTCACTGTGTATGAACCGTCTTCGGCAGGAAGATCACTGTCTTTTTCTGTTCCGTGCGGAGTCTGATGCTTCAGGAAATTGACGATCTGAATGACACGCTTTCCATCGGCCTCATAACGCTTAATGAATCCACTTTCAGACAGGATTTCCAGGGCAGCATCAGTGTCTTCAGAGTCATAAGGAAACAGCTCTAGCTTGATGCGCTTCGGTCGATCTTCAAGGCGACCTTCCCTGTCGGCTAGCGTCCATAGCCCAACAAATAGAAGTCGAACAAACAACGATTGCTCGACTAGCAACTCGTTCTTAAACAGACCTGGCTTGATATTCCTGGCCCTAGCCATGATTAGCCTCCAACAATTTCTGGGTATCCGATTTCCGTGATTGATCGCAATAATTCATGCCGCACTGCACAACGAAACGGCAGGTGCCATAAACACCAGCCAGTGGGTCAGACCCTTGCGCCCGGAAATGTGTCCGAACAACGGCTGCACGGGCGTAAGAGCCAACACCTCGCTTACTTTCACCTGTGTTTCATTCCACTTGAAAACAAGAACGCCATCGGTGGACAGCACGCGGAAGCATTCCTCGAAGCCCTTGCGCAAGTCGTCGCGCCAGTTGTCCGAAAGCTTCCCGTACTTGGCAGCAAGCCAGCTTTTCGGGCCTGCACGCACCAGGTGCGGTGGGTCGAATGCCACCAGTTTGAAAGCCCCGTCCGGGTACGGCAGCGCCCTGAAATCAATCAGCGTGTCCGGCTCAATCCGTAGGGTCCGCGTCCCGCTCTCGTTTCCGTGCGAGCGGTCGGTAACGGTCAATGTCTCGCTCCTGCGGTCGCCGAACACTACGTCCGGGTGCTGCTTGTCCAGCCACATCATGCGGCCGCCGCAGCAAGGGTCGAGCACTCGCTTTGATTCACTGAATTCTGTTTTTTTTTGCATTGCATCACTCCAAATCAATCACGGAAATCGGATACCCCAATTTCTTTGCGGAGTTTTTCGATGGCAAGACAAATCATTTCGGCGTGTTCGACATGGAGCCAAATGCAAGAGTCTTCGCCATAACTGTCGTACTGCTTGATTGTTATTCCGCCTTCTTCATTCTGATAAATTTCGATCTTGTCTTGCTGCTTGATAACTACGTCGCCATTTGCCATAATTTCCTCACTCACTTACAAGCCAGCGCGGCCTGCCAGCCACTCAAGCGCTGGTTTTTCTTTGCCTGTTGAGCGCAGACGTTCATTCACTTCTCCAACGAATACCGAGCGACGCTGCACGTTTCGCCAAACCGATTGGCGACATTCACACGCGATCCGCTAATGACATGGCCCTTGTCGCGCAAGTCCTTAACGCGACTAGCCAGCCGATAAATACCGAGTTCGTTCCAGGCTTCCATTGGCGTGATGGGGCCGCGCTGTAGGCGGTCAAGGAGTCGGGCGCACTGGCTCATTTGCCGCACATCCCGCACAGGAAGCCGGCCTGAGTCTCACGGCCAGTAACCGCCGTCCTCATGCGCTTGCAGCACACGCAGCGCTTCAGCGATGGGATACGAGTCACGTTCGCCATGCTGCCGGCTGTCTTGTCTGTGTTTTCGCGAAACAGTTGATTGGCGGTCGGTTCGCCTCGGCTGTAGATGCTCATTCGCCGGCCTCGTCGGTGTTCTTGAACAGGCGCAGGACGCACAGGATCAGCACGGCGTAGAAAAACGCGGCTGCGATGTAGTAGGCGATCATTTCCGGTTGTCCTCCGGCTTGGTTGGATTGAGTCCGGCAACGCGAACGATCAAAGTGGCCTCGTGAAGTTTTGCTTGTGACCACTCAGCGAGGATTTGCTTGATGACCTCATTTCTGCACTTGCCACGCGCCGAGCAATATCCGTCTAGTACGGCAACGTCTTGGTCAGCGGCTTCAAATCTTATTTCAGGCATCACGCAACCAAAAAAGACGCCCCGGAGTCCGAAGACTCAACGGGGCCAAGTGCGGCGTTTAGTCCGCAGGAGGGATAATGGTTCATGCGACGCTCTTTTGAACGCGCTCGGCATGAAGAGAAAGGAGCGCATCGCCACGCGACCATTTAGGCTCGCTGACCTTACCGCTGCAAAGCTCGGACAGACTTCCAACTGCAACGCCAATCTCATCAGCGATTTGCGCTTGGGTGAGTCCGGTTTCCTTGATTTCGGAAACGATCTTGTTCCAGTCCATATCAATTCCTTTTCGAATAGTCGAAATACTACTCTTCGCCAAGTCGAAAAGCAAGCGTGCGATTATTCGAAGAAAGGAGATACTGATATGACGCTTGCCTCAAGGCTAAAGGATGGTGGCATATATGTTACTTATACAGATATGCTCATTGGTGAGTTCTGAGCGATAGGCAAAGCCTCTCCCATCCCTCGATTGGTTGAAGGAGATCGCTCGACCTATCGTGACTTATGCTCGCTGGAGCCGTTCGTCGCTTCGGCAATGTCAGACTATCGCTGCTAGGCTGATCTGTTCATGCTTGAACATTAGCGGGCCACCGCTATCAGACTCACATTCCCGGACACGCTCTAACATTCGCCCACGTTGCCGCCCGTCCTCTTTCTTGCGGCCCATCTAGCGCAGCCGTTCGGCTGGTTGTCCCTTCCCTACTCTGCGCCATCCGATAATTTTCATTTCGGCAATTCGAATTATACATAAATAGTTCGACCTATCGAAAGAAAACTGTTGACGTGTAATTCGAATTGTCGAATAATGAACCCATCAGCAGCAACCAACGAGCCGCAGATCAGTAAGGCCAGAGCAAGGCCCCAGGGATGGCAAGAAGCCTAGCAACACAGCTTTGAACCTAGCCGCAGTTGAGTAAGGCAACCGATTAACTAGGAGAACGAGATGAGCAAGTACCACGCAGGAAAAAACGGATTTCCTCTTTGCGGAAGCCGCAGGATCGACGGATTTAAAACTGTTGTTTTGTCGCCTTCTGAATGGAACAAAACGCAAGCCAATGATCGTTGCGAAAAGTGCTTGGCAAAGATCAAAGCAAGCAAATCACAAAAAGAAGCGGCCAAATAAGTCTCTACCACCAAGGCCAAGCGCCTTGCTAGTGAAGATTTAGCAGCAAGCGCCCTCGCCGCAAAGGTACATGCGAGGCCGAAGCCCAAACGGTTAGATGGGACAGCAGCCGGAGGCTAAACAGCCGGTGACGCGATGACCGCCCGAATCTGAGGGGACGCAAGTCTTAAACGGTAGCCGAGATGCAGCAGCTTAAGGGCTGATAGACAGCATGGATAGACATGCAAGCCGATTGGCAACAGTCGGCACATCGCAGGGAATTGGCCGGTTATTGGAACAGCCGGTGTGTGAATCCAGTGTCCTGCGCTGTGAAACATCGGGCAGTGTCAAAAGGCTTCTCTAGGCTGAGTTGGCAACGATCCGAGCATCACAAGCTGGCCACTCAGGGCAAACGCATGAGCGCAGTAGGCCACCGCAAGACGAGTAAGCGGATGACTGCCGTGAAAGTACGGCGCTGATCAACAAATCGGCATCGCGCATCACGGCCAATCGGCGACATGGAGTGCAGATGCCCCGGATACGTAACCGGGATTTTTAGGGGATGAATCATGCAATACGCAGACGCACGTTTCGAGCGCACCCAGCCGGCAGAACTTCGCCGGATTCCTTTCACCGAGGAAGAAATGAATCTTGTACCTGGCGCAGTCGAGGCAATCGGATGGGTATTCCTGGCCTTCTCTGCCGGCGTCGTCCTGCTTGGTTTCTTGAGTCTGTAATGGCCTTGAACCTAACGAACATGGTCAAGGCACCGCTCTACAACTTCGAGGTGTTCATGGTCCGCAATCGCAGCCTCAACGCCGTCGAGAACAGCCGAAAACGCATGGCCTACGTCCAGGCATCGAATGCAGACGACGCCAAGCGGGAAGCGAAGAAGATCCACCCGCAATTTCACCCGGAGTCTGCGCGGAGAGTGTGATGGAAGACGACGGCGGCATTCAGTTTTACCAGCAATACCAGCAAAACGAACAACTTAGCAACGAACTACGGAGCAACGAACATGAGCATTTCGACAATGATTCTCGGAGAAAGCGGAACAGGCAAATCAACCAGCCTGCGCAATCTCGACCCACAGCACACGCTACTGATTCAGACGGTTTCAAAGCCTCTACCGTTCCGTTCTAGCGAGTGGAAAAAATGCACCAAAGAAAACCCAGCCGGGTCCGTTCTGGTCACTGACAACAGCGCAAGCATTGTCCAGGCCATGAGCAGAACAAAGCGCGAAATCATCGTGATTGATGACTTCCAGTACCTACTGGCTAACGAGTTCATGCGCCGCGTTACGGACCACGAAGCCGGAAATAGCGCGTTCGCAAAGTACAACGAAATTGCCCGCCACGCTTGGGACGTTTTGATGGCGTCCACATCACTGCCTGAATACAAGCGCGTCTACATCCTGAGCCACACCAGCACGGACGATTTTGGAAAAACCAAGATCAAGACCATCGGCAAGCTGCTGGATGAAAAAATCGTGATGGAAGGACTCGTCACCATCGTCCTTCGTACTCAAGTTCAAAACGGCAATTACCTGTTTTCCACCCGCAACAGCGGAAGCGACACCGTGAAATCACCGCTTGGCCTGTTCGATGAAGAAATGATCGACAACGACCTGGCAACGGTTGATGCCGAGATCGTCAACTACTACCAAATGGAAGAAAAAAATGCTGCTTGATTTGACTGGCGTGATCTTCGGTCAATTAAAAGTTATTTCCAGGGCAGAAAACGCCGGAAGAAGGCCTAGATGGTTTTGTTTGTGTTCGTGCGGAAATGAAAAGGTTGTTCTTGGGGAGAACCTTCGAATGGGATACACAAAAAGCTGCGGATGTTCACATAAAGAAAAATCATCCAAAGCAAATTCAACCCACAAGAAAACTGGAACCGTTGAATACACGGCATGGATAAACATGCTTTCTCGTTGTTACAACAGAAACAAGAAAGATTTCAAAAACTACGGAGGGCGTGGAATTGAAGTCTGTGACAGGTGGAAGCAATTTGAAAACTTCTATGCTGACATGGGCGACAGACCAGAAAACACTTCTCTTGACCGCATTGCAGTAAATGGAAATTACGAGCCAAGCAATTGCAGATGGGCAACCAATTTACAGCAGGCAAGGAACACGAGATCAAACAGACTGATTGAATTCGACGGAAGACTAGCTCCGCTATCAGAACACTGTGCGAATGCAGGACTCGACTATAGATCAGTTCATCAGCGATTGAAGCGCGGATGGAATGTAACCAAGGCGCTTTCAACGCCACTCAAATCTAACTGAACCAAGGAGCAACCGAATCATGGATTACAAACTAGACACCAATGCCGCAAAACAAGCCGATCAACTGTTTGCCCGAATCGAAGAAAAAGGCAAATACATGGGCGTCATCACTCGCGCCGAGTCCATTCAGTCAAAGAAAGGAACGACAGGCGTCGGCATTTCGTTCAAAACCTATACCGGCGCAACGGCTGATTATCTGGACTTCTGGACCATCAACGCGGACGGAAAGCAACTGGCCGGCTACAACCTTCTGATGGCGATTATGACCTGTCTGCGTGTCAAAGGCCTGAAGGCAACGACCGGCGAAATCGAGAAGTACGACCGCGATCTGCAAGCTCGCACAAAAGTACAAGCCGACTTGTTCAAAGAGCTGATGGGCAAGCCAATTGGATTCTTGATCCACATGGAAGAGTACGCCAAGACAGAAGGCGGAACGGCATGGAAGCCGGTTATCTCTGCCCCGTTCGACCATGCCGGTTTCACTGCATCCGAAATCCTGGCACAAGCACAGAAGCCGGAAACGCTCGAAAAGATGTTTTTCGCCCTGCGTGACCGCCCGCTGAAGCCCAGCGCATCGACGGCACCACAGCAAAGCGGCCCGGTGAATACGGGAGGCAGCTTCGACGATCTCGAATCTGATATTCCCTTTTAGGTGATATTCCATTGTATAAATGATACCTACTTTTAGGAGGCATCATGAAAACATGCAGCGCATGTAATGAAAGAAAACCCATCTCTGATTTTCAGGTCAGAAAAGCAAGCAAAGACGGACTTACTTCGTCTTGTAAAGATTGCCTAAAGATCAGAGATGCGGCTAGGTATATAAACGAGAAAGATTATCGACTTGCTCGTCATAGGCTGTACATGAAAACTGATAACGGCAGGATGGCCCATAAGAAAGCGACCGATGCATGGAAGGATAGAAACGCTGTCCGAAGGGCTGCCAATGTAATACTTGGCCATGCTGTTCGAGATGGGCGAGTAATCAAGTTTCCATGTTTCATTTGTGGATCAAAAGCGCATGCCCATCATCCAGATTATGACCGCCCTCTTGATGTAATTTGGCTTTGCCCAAAGCATCACAAAGAGGCGCATGCAATAGCAAACGATTAACCACCACAACGCCAGCCGTCACAAGCTGGCGCAATTGGAGAACACCATGACAGCACTATTCCAACTCGCCGCAGAGCATCGCGCCCTAGCGGACAAGTTGCACAATCTTGATCTGGATGACCAGACCATTGCCGACACGCTTGAATCAGAAGGCGGTGATCTGGTCGAGAAATGCAAGAACGTTGCAGCCGTGTTCCGCAATCTTGAATCTGACGCCAAGCAGATCAAGGAAGCCGAGCAGCAACTTGCCGAGCGACGGAAGGCTATCGAGAAACGCGCCGAATCGCTCAAGAACTACCTGAAGACGAACATGGAAGTAGCTGGCATTACCAAGATTGAATGCCCTTGGTTTTTGATCAGCATTGCCCAGAATCCTGAAGCCGTCACTGTGGATGATGAATCGCTTATTCCTCGCGACTACTTCAAGGAAATTCCGGCCACCTTCCAGCTAGACAAAGCGATGGTCAATCAAGCGATCAAGGACGGTTTCAACGTTCCTGGCGCTCATCTGTCTCGCGGAACATCACTGCGCATCAAGTAACCCGTTACGGCCCCGAAAGCGCAACCCCTCCTCCCCTGACCACGCGTCAGTAGGGGCCACCTCCAAAAACATTCGAGACACCACCATGCAAGAAAAACTAATCGATATACTCTCCCGCGCAACGGCCTGGATGACCTCCGCGCAAATCGCCGAGGCTGGCGGCTGGAGAAGTCACGCAAACGTCGGCGTCGCACTTGGCCAG